TGATTCTTCACATGAGGTTCTTGATTCAGATTGGAAAGGCCCGCTTTATAAGTATTGCACGCATTGCGATAATCAAGAATTACTCAGCCTTGATATGTTTACGTCCAATAATCATGGCTATAAAAGTTGCTTACTGACTGAGCAGGATGCAAAAAGATACCACCTTAAAGGTTACAGTAGCCAGCCCTTTTGTATGGATTGTAAAAAGAAATATGTAAATTCAACTGGTAATAAAAAAAGAACACGCGAGCAGTTTGTAGAGAGTTCAGCCTTATCTCGATATCGAACGTTTATGCCTGAAGATTTAAAAGATAAGAAATTTAATCTGCAAAAAGTTTTTGACAAGTTTGAACATAAGTGTTTTAAGTGCAACAAAGAATTGTGTATCGAAAATAGAAAAACATATCAAATTGATCATACTCTACCCGCGTCATTATTTTGGAACATGGATGATAACAATTGCACATTATTGTGTGATGATTGCAATCAGGCAAAATCAGATCAATGGCCCAGTATGTTTTACACCGAGAGCAAATTAAAAGAAATCTCTAAACTAACTGGTATTGAATTATCCACTTTGAAAAACCAACCACACATAAACCCGGCGTATATTGAATTTTGTAAACACGATGATTTTTCTCAACATCTTGATGATTTCTATCAGGGTAGAAAAGGTCGTCGTAAAAATAAAGCCACCATTAAATTAAATTGTGATCACACAGTTAAAAAACTTATTGACAAGATATCAAAATTCTCGCATAATATAGAAGATAGACGGCAAATTTTTTTAAATCTTAGTCGAAATGAAAACACAAAACTTTTAGTAAAGGAAATAAACAATGGATTGTTTTAAATTATTGAATGGAGATAGCACGGAAAAACTAAAGGAAATCGAAGATAATTCGGTTGATTTGCTTGCCACTGATCCTCCTTATGCAATAAATTTTATGGGTAAAAAATGGGATAAGGCATTGCCCGATATAGAGATATTCAAAGAGTGCTATAGAGTTTTGAAACCTGGGGCTTTTGCCTTTGTAATGTGCAGCGTAAGATCGGATGCTTCTAGTCGCATGGCTCTCAAGCTTGAAGAGGCTGGATTCAATATTAATTTTACCCCAATTTATTGGACGTATTCTAGCGGTTTTCCAAAGGGGTACAACATGGGCCAATCAGCCGAGAAGAAGCTCACGTTTGGCAAAGCTAGAAGAAAAGATAGAGATCTCAGCGATAAAAATATGACCCGAAATCGATGGGGAGATGATACAACAGGAGTAAAAGCCGACACAGGTGGCCAAATTCCATTAACTCACCCAGAAGCAATTGAGTTAAAAAATTCATTTGGAGGATTTCAGCCAAAGCCAGCCGTTGAGTTGATTATTGTGGCTATGAAGCCCATGAATAAAAAAACCTTCGTTGAACAAGCTCTTCACAACAAAAAAGGCATAACATGGCTGAGGGACTGTATTGTCCCAGGAGAGGACATGGATCGGCTACCCAGTAACCTTTCCGTATCAGATGAGATTTTAGGTGAATATTCTAAGTATTTTAACATGGACGCATGGTGGAGGAACAAACTCGCCACTCTCGGCTTCTCCGAGGAAGAGAAACTTTTTCCATTTTTAAATGTTAAAAAGCCTAACAAAAAAGAAAAGGATCAGGGGTTAGATAATTTTGAATCTGTTGATGGTGGAGTTTATCTAGGAAATTCTGACGCAAAAAACAATAATACCTTTTCTAGTGATCCATCTAGAGTCATTAAAAAGAAGAAAAATCCACACCCCACGGTCAAGCCAATTAAGCTTTTTTCGTATCTTGTAAACTTGGGTTCCGAGGAAGGAGCAACCGTTCTTGACCCGTTCATGGGCTCTGGGACTTGCGGCATTGCCTGCGCACTTGACGATAGAAAGTTTATCGGTATAGAGCTTGATGAGGTTTATCATAGGGTTTCCAAGGCGAGAATTAAGCATTTTTCTGACATCACCAGCACAAGGAGCGATAAAGATGAATAAAGATACACGAAAGACAATGTTTAGCTCAAAGACAGGCGAGTGGGCAACCCCTCAAGAGTTTTTTGATAAACTTAACTGGCGGTTTGGTCCGTTTGATTTGGATCCGTGCGCCAACCCACACAACACAAAATGCGCTAACTTTTACACTGAAGCAGAAGATGGCTTATCGAAAGATTGGTCTGGCCATACGACTTTTGTTAACCCTCCGTATGGAAGAGGTATTGACAAGTGGATTCAAAAAGGCTATAATACTGCTAAAGATGGAGTTTCTAAAGTGGTAATGCTAATCCCAGCGCGAACAGACACAAAGTATTGGCATAGTTATGTGATGAAAGCCTCAGAGGTTTATTTTGTAAAAGGTCGCTTAAAGTTTGGGAACAGTGCAAACAGCGCCCCATTTCCATCAGCTGTTGTTGTGTTTTCAACCGGTAGTCAGCAAATTTTTGGAGCGATGAATCGATGAATCGCAAGCAGCGCCGCGCCATGGAGAGAAGAGTAGGTAAAGAAAACTCGCAAAAACTCGCCGAAAAAATTTTCCAGTTTGATCGGCTCCCCAATTCTTGTCTAACTTGCAGCACTCCATTTGATAAAACTAATAAAGAGATGGTGCAGTCTTGGAGCGTTGTCGTTCAAGATAAAGATACAATAAGGCTATACTGCCCAACATGTTGGGACACAGCAATAGAAATTATCAACACCTTTAAAGAGAGGCAACAAAATGAGTAAAATTATTGAAAGATTATCTGTCAACGCATTAGAGCAATTATTTGGAGGAACTGTTACCAAACCAGCTACGTGTGTTGTTAAGTTTTACTCTAATGAATGTTATTTGTGCGTTGGCTTGAAACAGCCGTTTCACAAATTAGCGGAATTACATGATGATGTTCTGTTTTTTGCTTTTAACATCAAAGATCACGATAATCTTGATGACGTTGTGGAGCTAAATGGGGTGCCCTCTATTTGTTTGCTTAATCTTGGTGAAACGTTGGAGATTCATAACTTAGAGGATCCTTCGGATCCTGATGAAAACCATTATTTTACAATACCGTATATGAATAATTTTATTAGGAGCTTTAAAAAATGATTAAAACTCATTCTTATGATGATGTTTTGTTGGTCCCACAATATTCCGACATCCGCTCACGTAGTGAAATTGATATATCCACCGATTTGGGAAAAGGAGTGATGCTTCAATTGCCCGTCGTTGCCTCGCCAATGGACACAATATCAGAGAGCGCTATGGCTAGTGCCATGGTTCACCATGGCGCATGCGCTATCATCCATAGATATAACACAGCCCGAGAACAAGTTAACGAGCTTCACAAGGTTAGTTCGCCGCGCGTTGTTGGCGCTGCAATCGGTGTGTCGGGCGATTATCTTGAACGTGCCGGCGCATTGGTAGAGGCTGGTGCAGATTTCTTGTGCGTGGACGTTGCACACGGTCACCACATTATGATGAAGGAGGCACTCTATGAACTAAGAAAATTATTCGGCGATGATTACCACATTATGGCCGGTAATGTCGCAACACTCCAAGGTATCAACGACCTTGCAGACTGGGGAGCCGATAGTGTACGATGCAATATTGGTGGCGGCTCTATCTGTTCCACTCGTATTCAAACCGGCCATGGCTTACCTGGGCTACAAACCATTATTGAGTGCGCTAAAACAGACAGAGACGTTAAAATTATTGCAGACGGAGGCATCAAAAACTCAGGCGATATGGTCAAAGCTCTTGCAGCAGGAGCAGATGCAGTGATGGTGGGCTCTTTACTCGCAGGAACCACTGAGACGCCTGGAGAAGTGTTTATGGGAGCCAAGGGCGATCGGTGGAAAACTTATCGCGGAATGGCCTCTAAAGAAGCGCAAGTGGAATGGCGTGGAAAGTATTCCTCTTTTGAAGGGGTGGCCACCCGAGTGCCCCATCGTGGGCCAGTGAGCGTTATACTTAAGGATTTAGAAAAAGGCATCCGCTCAGGCTTCTCATACACGGGCGCCCGAAATTTGTGTGAGCTTCAGGCTAAAGCACAGTTTGTCGAGCAGACCACATCGGGCTTGTCTGAAAGTCGGACCCATATCAATACGAGGAGTTGGTAATGCCAGAAGACGTAGCCAATCCTCATTTGGATAAGAAGGTTGCGTTTGTTGAGAACACGCACCAACATGCGAAACTTATCTTAAAGTTGCGACACGATGGTGTAACACAATCAAAGTTCTTTCGTGCTATTATCGCTGGATATCTTGATGGCGATGAGCGCATACAAAGTTACATTGACGACATGAAGCCGCAGAATAAGAAAAAGAAAGCAAAATCAAAGCAGTTGAGAAACAAAGGAAAGCAGAAGATGGAAGATTTTGGATTGAACGACGGAGAAATAGAAAATATATTCGATTTAATTGAAGAGGAGCATCCAGAACTATGAAAAATTTTGATGGTTTACGTGAATGCTCACGGGAGTGCATTAGAAAAAAGAAAGCATGCAATGATACAGAATGTAGATTGTGGCAAGATTATCCCGAAGAACAAAATTGTACTTTAATATCTGTGTACCAAAATGGCCCAATGACCCTTAGACAGGTTGCTGAACGTGAACATTTATCATTTGCGAGAATAAAGCAAATTGAATCGAAAGCCCTCAAAAAGCTCAAGTCTTTAAATTTGATAGGTTGTTTTCGATTTTGAGGCGCTTATCGAAATAAGTTACTATTTATTTTTGAGTTTATGTAATTAAACAAGGAGAATTAACTATGGCTCGTAAGAAACTACTAACAGAAGG